ATAAAAATAAAAATAAATATATATATATATATATATATATATATATATATATATATATATATATATATATATATATGGCTAGTATGTTTAGCAATTTAAGCAATAAAGTTAACAAATTTTCGAATAATTTAACTAGAACGGCAGAAAGATATGGAGAGGTTCATTTTATTTCATTTTTTGGTTCCATTTTATCCAGATTGGCTTATTGCAACGACAACAAGTTTTTAAAAAATTATAACGCTATAATGGGCTCAGTTATTCATCCAACAATTATGCAAAGCATTGATAATGTAAATTCAACGAGTTTATCCGAATTATTGGATGACCAAAAAATATTTGGCTTGGGTAATTCAGATAGTATATTTAAAGATTACATATATGATTTTAAAGAGAAAAAATACCTAGACGTTCTTAAATTAAATATACCTCAAAATGTAAATATTATTACAGAGGAAACATTTGGAGACTTATCTTATCCTGTTCTAGGAGAACAAACTGGTTCAGAAACTGTAAAATATATTTCTATCGGTTGGACCAAATACGGTGAAATATATATTGTGGCGGATAAAAGAATGCCGAAAACAATATTTGTAATATTTAGAGGCACATATAGTCCAAGAACAATGAGAATATATACAAATCAAAAAAGTAAATTTGCCTTAGGCGTAGGTAAAGGTACTGGTAACACAGAAGAAAAATATCTTTATGGCATATTTAAATCGACGGCAGAAATGATTCATACCATAATTGAAGCAACCAATTATCTAGCCACAAGTTTTTTAGGTGCAACTGAACAAAATTCTGTAAAAATATTTACAACGGGTCACTCATTAGGTGGCGCAATGTGTAGTATTTTTGCGTATTTATGGATGGGTATAAAACAGACGGATCCTTACAATAAAGAACCTTATAATGTATTAGCAGACAATATTGTTTGCGTCAGTTTGGGTGCTCCGCGATGCATGGGTCCAGTTGTTTCAGACAAATTTTGTGATTTTGTAGAAGCTGGAAAAATAATGTTTTTAAGAATTACCACAAAAGGAGATCCAATTGTTAGCATACCAAAATCTTTGCATATGTATGATTCAACCCAAAATTATAGACACCCTTGTATGAAATATCATGAAGACACATATCATAAAGTGTGGGAGGATTGCACTGCTCAGCTTGTTTTAAGACCAGGTGTTAAAAAGTCTACATCTGAAGACAGAAAAGTTGACGCAAATTTATATAAAATGAACTATGAAGGAAATTTAGATTGTCTAAATGACCAACCGAGACCATACGTTTTGAATTTATTATCACATACTAGTTATCTTGATATAAAATATACAAGCGCTTTAGACCTATTACAGTTTTTAAAAGGGGTTGGAGTAACGATTGAAGTTTTAAAAGACCCTAGAGATAAAAGCACAGTTTGTAGATTGATTATGGGTATTGACAATGATTATAAAGTTGTATTTTTTAATGTAAATCAGGCTAGAAAAACGTCAGAAATAAAAGAGGACTTAGAAGAAGAAAAACAAGATGAACAAGAAGAAGCAGCCGCAACAAAGGATTCTAATACAGATGCGGTTGAAGGTTTTTTAGAAATTGATAATCCTCTTCAAACCGCTGGTTGGGGATTATCTATGCCTTCTATGCCTAAAATAAGCAACAGTTTAACTAGACATGGAGGACCAGTTGCTGAAGACGTAAGAATGACAATGAACGCATTTGATTCTTTAATTGAACAAATGACCCCAATATCAGGTGATTTATGTCCATTATCAGGAAAAATAATTGATAATCCGTTTAATAATAACATGATGACTGTTTTGACTTCTGACCCCGTTTCTAACCCCGTTACAACAGGTGGAAGAAGAACCCGCAAATATAAAAAATCTAAAAAATCCAGAAAAACCAAAAAACGTCTTTCTAAAAAACGTAATAAAAAATAGTTAAATATAGTTAAATAATAAAAAATCATTCATTTATTATTTAATAGTGTCTTCTAGTTCTAGATTTATTTGTTTTTTTATGTCTTCTGTTCCTTAGTTTTCTAGTATGTTTGCGCCTTCGCCGACCTCCACCGGTTGCTGAAATAGGACTATATGCGCCACTAGGTATTATTAATTCGTAAAATTTGGATATTGGGTCATTTTGTGCCATATATAATACACATATATTATATTTCTTTTATTTTAGTTCCCTTTGTCGTTTTTACGCGTTTATCTCCCTTTTTAGAAGTTACATGCTCTTCATTATGACATTTTTCACATAATGTCATTAAATTTGCTAAATTATTTTTATGAAATATATTGTCTGCAGTTGAAATAAACCCACTTTCATCCGCATTTATTTGATGTTGAAGATGATGAACTTCTGTCCCCATATTTCTCCCACATTTTTCACATAGTCCCATTATTTTTTTAGAATTATATCGAGAGGTTTTTAAAGAAAGTAAACTACGTGATTCCGGATGATATTTCATTCTTATTTCATATGCGTTGTCCAGAAAATCCTGTGGAAGGTTTAAAGATTTACATACTTCCAGTCCATACATACTATTGCCAGGTCCATCTTTAAGTTTACGGTCATATACTAACGCATCATTCTCTTTGTCATAAACTACAGACATGTGTTTTAATTTAACACTATCTAAATTAGTTATTTCGTCATAATTCACTATTTCATGTAAATGTGTTGCGAAAATAAAACTGCTTTTACATTTATGTAATTGCTGAATACCCGCAACAAATATACTTATGGCGCTCTGCGTTTCAGTTCCTGAGCACAATTCGTCCCCTAATATTAAACTGTTTTCATCCGTTAATCGCAGAATAGTCCGCAATTCAGACATTTCAACGGCAAAGGTAGAGAGGCCCTTAAATATATTATCGTTTCCAATTATGCGGGTAAATATGTATTTATATGGCATATAATTAAACTCTGAACACGGAACATATAAACCGGCCTGTGCCATTATAATGGATATGCCCAATGCTCTTATAATAGTAGTCTTACCAACCGCATTTGTTCCGTAAAGCAATATTCCATCCGTTTTATTGTCACCCAACGCAATATCATTTGTTACGTATAATTCAGTCGTTTGAAATGTTTCTATTAAGCAATGTCGTAATTTTTTTGCGTCTACAAATGATTTATCTGATTTAACAATGTTGGGTTTACAGTAGTTATATTTTTTTGCTAATGCTGATTTTGTGTATAACACATCTATAATAGTTACAAAGTTAATGATACTTTCTATTTTGGTTTGAAATTTTTCAAAATTTGACACGAATTTATTATAAACGGAGGTGATTAAATCCTTCATTGAAATTTTGATATTTGAAATATTTTTACATAAACTATTAATTTCATTGTTTAAAATAAAATTATTTGATGCGCTTTGTTTTTCAAACTCAAATTGCGTTTTTGAAATTTCAAAATCAAACTGTTTATTGGACACAGATGAATTATAATATAATGTAACTTTGGTTTTTTCGGTCGGCAGAGCATCTTGTAATAATTTACATCTTCTGCTTGTTGTAACTAAACTGAAACTGTTTTTTTCCGTTTCATGAATTTTAACATAATCAGCGCCTTTCCCACTTTTTTTCTCTTTATTTTCAATCAATGAACTTAAATATTCAGATATAGACGTTAATTTAAATTCGGATTCTTTTAAAGATGCCGTCTTTTTATCCAATTCTTCATCAATGCCGTTTTTTATAAAATTTACCTCAAAATACTGCATTTGCTCCAAGTCTTTTGCCATAGATAAGTCAATATTGCTATTTATAAATTGTGAAATTTCTTCACAAAAAATTTTTATATCCAAAATGCGTGGTTCAAAAATATTCAAATATTCTTTTATTTTTATATCTGTTTCCATTTTTTCATAAATTTGTTTTATTGTTAGAATATTATTATACAAATTATAAAACGTTTTTGGTGATATTTTTCTTAAAAATATTTGCCTCTCAGTCTTTGAAATATCTTTTATAGTTGAAAGAGTAGACTTTAAAAAACAGTTATAATCATCATACTTTGAGAGGAAGTATTCCGTAATATTATATTCTCTCTGTAAAACAACTTCATCACAAATAGGATTTAAAATATTACATAGAAACTTTCTTTTACCCATTGGTGTTAAGCAATCATTTAACATTTGAGAAACGCACGAATATTTACTTTCCTTTACGTTTCCATCATTTATTATATTTAATTGTTTCAGTGAATGGTTTGCCAATGATAATCTAGTGGAACAATTTTCAAAAATAGGTTCAGAAATGTTATTTACAAGATGAGGATTATGTTGATAAATAAAATCCAATAAGAAACAAAAGGATTGCGTTGCTATATTATGCTCATAAAAATTCTGAGCAAATGTATCATAATTATCAATTTTATAAAATTTTGAAAGAACCTCTTTCTGGTATGGTTGTTTTTCACATTTTTTTACTCTCGACATTTTTGGTGTTTCTTCATCTGTAATATGTATTTTATGAATTAAACTACTAGTAATTCCAGAATAACTAATGATATAATCTAATTCATTCTCATTTGGCAAATTTGTAATTAATATCGTTTCACTTGGATTATAGATAGAAATAAACCTCTCTAGTTCATCGTATGTAGTAGGATTATTAATATATGTTTCTTTAAATTGGAATATATTTGTCTTACCTGTATAAATATCAATATTCGCCACACCGACGACAACAAATTTACCTTTCATTAGAACTTTATTTTCTACTAAATCAATCCAAATACAAGTAGTTGAATTCGTTAAATTTGTAGTTTCAGTATGAAAATATGTGCCTGGAGAGAAAATTCCTGCTAAACTTCGTGTTGTATTTTTAGCCGCTTCATCTTGTGCGTAAACTACGGCTGTATAACCAGCATCTTGAATTTTTTTTATATATTTTTCAATTTGCATATCTTTGAATCCAGCCATCATCACGTTATCATTACCTACGCAGGTATTTTTTTCTACAATATTTAATTCACAAATTTTAGAAAAACTAACGATTCTACTTCCAGTTATAATTTCGGTTTTTTCACTATAAATGCCATAAACTTCAAAAAAAGACCCTACTTGCATTAGTAATATTGTATCTTGACCATATTCATCTTGATACCTTTTGGTTAATTCGAAATATTCTTTTATTAAAGACATTAAGGTAATGTATCGTTTTATCTTTAATATAATTTAATATAGTTTACGTGTCATACTCTTATGACGTAAACACAAATGTATTTTAAACGATATAGTTTTTATTATATTTTATTTATATTTTATTATATTTTTATTCGATTAAAATACATATAAATAAGCATTTCAAATAAGAAAATGGTTTATAAAAATTAGGTCTAGGTCTAATATAACATATTTTATGTATAAATGAATATCTAATTATACATTTAGTAAAATAATTTTATATCAATTTATTATTTTATAAAGATAATATTTATTCTTTTAAGAACAAAATTTTCGTTAAAAGAACCATTTTCTTTAAAAGAACCATTTTCGTTAAAAGAATCATTTCTTTAGTCTTTATTTCTTTTAATTTTTCTATAAAAAAAAAATATTTTAGTATATTATAAAAATGTCAGGTTCACCAGCATTTAAAAGTTTTACAGTAACGCCGTCTTCATTTCCAGGTTCAGTTATTTGTAATTGGACATTTGACGCAAGTTATGTAGATATACAAAACATATTTTTTGTCACGATATATGCGAATGACTCAAATGTTACAGATAGCATTCTTGATAATCGAAAGTTTAACGTAAGAAATTTAGTAAATGATCAAGGTTTTATAACATCAACTTATGAAATTGAGAACTTGTCAACTGATTATGGATATATATTTACCATTGAAGTAAGAGTTAGTAAAGTTTATATCCCAAAATTTAAAAATACATTTGCGGTGTATAGTTCTAATTCTATAAGATACCAACTACCGTCTGCGCCAATAGTCCCTACGTTTAAATTAGGTCAAGACCTAGATGATGGGTTTTATATTAAATTAACGGACCCTTCTAATTCAAATATTAATCCTACTGTAAGTTCAATCTATGATGGTATGTCAGTATTAAAAGGTTTATTTGTATCGTGTAATAATAGTGAAATAGGTGTGTTTAGTTTATTTTTTGAGAATGACGTATCAAACAGTTTATATACTGAGAAGTTGAGAGTTCCTGTGGATGTAAGTTACGGTGTTTATGACGTGGCACTTACGAGTATGAATACAGTTAATATGTTTTCAGACCAATCTGAATTTAAATCGGTCATCGTTGACCATACACCAGGGGAGCCAACAAGTTTAATTGTAAAAAAATATTACCCTAGTTATGATTTATATTTTGATACACCATCCATTGAGGTAAAAATTATGGCTCCAGAGTATAAAGGTAAACCAGCAATTGACTATTTTAAAGTTTACAGAACAGATTACAACACGAGTTTATTAAGCAGTGACCCATCTAACAACAATTATATTTTTATGGGTGACGTGTCAGCAAGTTATGACGTTAATAACAATTTAGATTCTTCTTTTTCTTATGTTGACAGTCTAGATTTAATTCCTGGAAGTTATTATAAATACAAGGTGTTTTCTCACAGTGAATGTGGGCAAAACAATGGTTTAAGTTTGGTAGCTACGTTATCAAGTCCTATTGTAGCAAGCATATATCCCGACCAAGCAACGGGATTAAATATGTGGACAACAAGTGCTACTAGTTTAGATGCTTCATGGAATCATTCCGTAAATTTTAGTGGTATAGAAGATAATTATTTAGTATATAATTTAATACTTACTGATGCTTCGGATTCAGAAGTTCCTGCTGAAAATGTAACAACTATAAATGTAAACACAAGCAATAACCATTACTCTTTTACTGGTCTTGTTGCAGGAAGAAAGTATATTTTGAGAGTTTATGCAGGCGTTTACGATGATGAAGAGTTTTTACAAAACTTTTTTAATACAGTTCAACCAGCACCCATGTATTTGGTTTCTCCTTATGACCTACAAGGTTTGACCACTCACGTTCCAACCAATTTAAGAATAAAACCTAGTCCAAATAAATTGACTTTCTATTGGG